TACATGCCCAGCGGGTCGGAAACACCGAACGAGTAACGCTCACGCGCCTTGTAGCGCACGTTGCCCGTGTCGAAGTCGCCGTCCATGCCGGTCTGCATCGGAGTCCGCACGAAGTGCTTCATACCGTTCGGCACGTCGGTGGTCAGGAACCACGCGTCAGTGTCCGTCAGGTAGTGGTTGACACGATAGCCCTCGGGGATCGAACCGTTGGTCCGGAGAGCGTTGGTGTCGTTGTCGGCGGTACCGGTCCGCAGTTCCGTCTGGAGAAGACGGGTGGCCACGAACATGAGCGCCGGAGGAACGATGAGCTTGCGCGGGCGAGCAGCGATCAGGAGACCGCGTTCGTCCACGTATGCCGCGATGTCAATCACGGCCTGTTCAAGCGACGTCTCGTTCAGGTCGGCGTCCGTTGCCGGGCGGTTGGCGTTGGTGCCACCAGCAACCGTCGGATGCGAAGTGCTGAACAGGGTCACACCATCGCCCGACTGGAACGTGGTGAAACCGGTGTTGAGCAGCGACGCAGCCTTCACCTGCTTGGTGTACGCCATGGCACGGGCCAGCGCCTTCGTGTACCGCGAAGACAGCGAGTCGTACAGGTTGTCCTCCATGGCTTCTTCCGTGATGGAGAAACCCATGGCAACCGTTTCGTGGTTGTAGCGCGCCACGAACGACTCTTGTGCGGTATCGTAGGTGATAGCCGAGCCTTCCGGCTTGACCGGTGCAGCCCCGAAGCCCGACAGCTTGACTTCCTCCTCGAAGCTACGCTCCGAGTTCTCCGTCTCGTAGACTTCCGCGTGCTCGTTTTCGTACTTGTCGTACTCCATACCGAACAGCGCGTTCAGGCCGGGTACCAGCTCCTTAAGGAGTTGTGCTCTCGAAATAGCCATTTAGATCACTCCTCCTTAGCTAGAACCAGTGGTGCTGGTCAGCTGGTGATAGTTAAACCGGCACCGGAGGATCGGGTACGAGGACCCCATCTCGTCGCCAGCGTGCCCACCCACATAGTCGATGATGCGGATCGGAAGCTGGGGGTCGGTGCTGATCGCGGAGATGTCCAGAGCGACCCGGCTGATCTTCAGCGAAGTGTTCGGGGCGGTCTGCACGAGCGGCGCGTTCTTGCCGTAGATGTCACCCGTATTCGCCGGGGCACCATCCGCTTGGATGGCAAACTCGACGTCAGGGTTGTCCACGACGAAGGCCATTGCGTCGCTGGCAACAGTGCCAGACGGCCACAGCTGGCTGAACGTCCACTGGTTGGTGTTGGGGTCGGTGTACGAGCAGCCGAGGAAGATACCGTAGACATCAATCTCGGTCGTCGTGTCACCAGTCCCGGACTGCTTTTCGATGGTGGTCGCGGTGCCCCCGTCAACGAGTTGCACCATATCGCCAGTGGCGATGTTGGTGGCGTAACCCGAAGCAATGGGGAACTGGCTGAACACTTCCTGTCCACCAGCACCTTGACGACCAATCGGACGCAGCCCAAACGGGGCGGCAATCGAAGACATTAGTCTCTCCTATGGTCTAGCGACTGCCCCATCATGGAGTCAGTCACCAAATGAAGTCCGCGTTGACCGCTCCGGTTGGAGGACGGGCATCGACGGATGAGATTCACGGAGATAGTTACGGTCCACCGCGTCCATTTGCTGCTGCGCAGCTTGGTTTTGGTAGTCCTCACGACTCTCCGCAATTTCGACGGGGATGGAGCAAAGCATGAGGCCACCCACTTCGATGTTCCCTTGGTCTGCGAACCTTGAGTCAAGGTCGGGGAGGAGCATCATTTCGGGGTGATCTTCCGCCTTCACGGGGGTGTACCCCTCACGAAAACGAACCGAGACGTTGCGGTTGTCACTCTCTCCGAGAGTGGACGTGCGAACCCAACGGAACTTAACGCCGTCACGGGGTTCAGGGACGGGTAGCGCGGAGGGGCGCTGCCACGTCTTTTTGCGCGAGGTAGCCTCGCGGGTCTCGGTCTTACGTGGAGTACGGTCAGCCATTCTTTGCTTCCTTCAGAACTTGCGCCGCGTATTGTTCGGGCGTGAGGCCCAGTTTCTTGGCGAGAGAAACTTGTGTGGAGGTCAACTTCACCTTGCGTGGGTTTTTCGACGTGCTTCTGCTTGTCGGGGCCACCACGTTAGCCGGTTTACGAGATTCCGCCTCGACCTCCTGAGTCGGCTCCTCGTTGAACTCCTCCGGAAAGCGTTTCCGGATCGTTTCATCTATGCGATTGTAATACTCTTGGCTGTTTGGATCAACTCCGGACTTTACCAGCCGCTCATGCAATCCATAAGCGTATCCGGTCATCTCCTCGTTCTTCCCGAACCAAGGGTTATTCTGTAGCCACGTCTTCTGCCTGTCATCAAGCTGCGGTGCTTGGGGGCGCTGCTGCGGCTGCTGAGGCTGCGCGTATTGTTGCGGCTGCTGCTGCGGCTGCTGCTGAGGGCGCGGGCGGAAGTTTTCAAGACGGTACAGGTCGTTCTGAGCCTTGCTCAGCGTAGCCTGTGCTTCAAGAAGCGCATCGGCATCACCAGACTCATAAGCCTGCTTGTAGGTGCGTTTTGCTGCCTCAAGCTCCGTCTGGGCACGTGCCTTGGCGTGTTCAAGAGTCTGGTTCTGTCCCTGCTCAAGCTTCTGGCGCAGCTGCTGGTTCTCATTCTGAACCTGCTGAGCGTACTGAATAGCCTCTTCGCGGATGCGTGCGGCCTCTTCGCGGTGGCGACGCTCTTCCTCGTATTCAAACTTGAGTTGCTTGATACGCTTCTGAACCCGCTCGCTGTAGCTCTCAATCTCCTCCTCGGAGGGTAGGTTCGGCTCAGCATCTTCGGCACGGCGCGGCTTGTCCTCGGGCTTCACGTCGTCAACGATTTCAAGCTCGAAGTCGCTGTCGTCCTTGCTCGCGGACTCCTTGGCCTTACGCCGCTTGTCCTCTTTCTCAGAGGTAGCAGCATCCAGATCGACCTCGAAGGTCTCTTCCTCGTCTGTCTTCTGTGCCTGCGTGTTCATGGTCATACCCTCTTGTAGCCGCGCGGATCATCAACAACCGCCTCGACGCTGTCGTCGTTAATGAGGCGGAACTCTTTCCCGGCCAACTTGAACCGCGTGCCTGAGTATGACCGGAAAATTACGAACTCCCCTTGTTCGCACCATGGGCCGGTGGGGAACTTGGCATCGTCCTTGTAGGCGTCGGGGCCTAGCTTGAGGACAAGACCAATGATGGAAGCCGTACTCTCCGCAGCAACGTGGTCCTGCGGCATGTACACGCCACCCTCGGTCTTCTCTTCGAGGTCAGGCATGACAACAAGAATACGGTATCCGGAAGGCTCGGGCAGTTTGTGTGAGGTCTGCTCGTCTACCTCGACTTCTGTCTTATACATTTTGTTCCTCGTGCAACGGTTAGGTCCGTCGTGGTCCGCATCTACTGTGATACTCGGTACTTACGCCTCTACGAGACGCTCACGTAACTCCTTATACTCTTCTACCTGCTCCATGAGGATGTCATGCCGCCCCACCAACTGCTTATAATCGGCGTAGTCCTGTGCCGCACCAGTGATGGTGTAGGTCTTCAGGCGGTCAATCTTGTCCTCCGTCTGGCTTATCAGGTGATCCAGCAGTTCCACTGGGTCCATTCTTCTCCTCCACGTTGTTCGCTTCGGACTCTTTCAGTGCCTTTGCAATATCAAGTCCGAGTTTCGCGCCCGTCTGTTTTTCTTGACGGCTTTGCTTGTCAAGCTCGGTGGCGAGGCGTGCACCGATGTTAGCGCCTGCACGGCGGTCTTCCGACGAGATGCGCTCAAGCGCAACGTCGGTGTTCTGCTCAAGCTTCTGGGCGTCCAGCTTGAGTTTCTCAAGATCGTAGAGGGCGTCGTGGTGCGCCTCTTTCTCCTTGAGGGCCAGTTCGCGCTCCTTAAGCTCCAGCTCCTTGCGCTGGATGATGGTGAGCGGGTCCTTCTCAGCCGCCTTGGCGGCTTCCTGCGCGGCCTCAGCCTTGTTCTGCCTCAGCAGCTTGTCTGCTGCTTGGGCGGCGAGGCGCGAAATTTCGCGTTCCATGTCGGGCGGCAGCGGCGGGCTTTCCTCTTCCGCCGTGTCGGGCATCTCCATGCCCAGCTGCTTCTGTACCTCGACACGGTACTGGTAGGCGATGTGCTCGGTGACGTGCGACGCCATAGCGGCCTGAATGGCCTGTGCGAAGGGCGACTGGCCCACCATCTGCTGAATCTTGGGGTCCTGAGCCGCCGCCATGTGCACCTGAATGTGGGCCTCATGGTCTTGGTACTCGAATGCCTTGACCGGCTCCTGCTTGAGAATGGCCATGTTCTCGGCCACCGGGTCCTTCGGCTTGATGTCCTCCGGAAGCTTCACGATCTCGTCGGCTTCCTGAATGCCCAGTACCTCCAGCATCTGGCGGTGCAGCTTGCCCATGTCGTAGAGTTGCGGCGACTGCTGTGCCAGTTGCAGAGCGGCCTGATACTGCGTCACGCGCTGTGCCATGGTCGCTGCGTTGGGGTCAGACACCGGTATGATGTCTACCCGGCCATCGAAGTCCTCGGCACGGCTGAACTCCTGCCCATCGTCCGCCACGTCGTATTCGTACTCGGGGTCCATATAGTCCGAGATGATGCGGGCAATCAGGCGCAGTTCTTGCTTGAGCGACGCGTGCAGGCGGGCCTGAACACCCGACATGACCTTCAGGGACCGCTCCATCAGGGCCAGCGTGGTACCCACGGGGGCCTCGTTGTTCATATCCCCCACGTCAATGTCCGCCACGGACCCGATGCGACGACCTTCCTCCACCACGTTGCCAAGAAGCTGGTACAGGACCGACGACGGCTCCTTGTACGGCATGAAGGTGATGGAGTCCTTGATGGTGCCACCCGGCACGTCCACGTCGCGGAACTCACCCGGCTTGATGGGGGTGTTGTCGCCCTTGATGCGCATTCCGCGCGCCTTCAGGCCCCCCGGCAGGTTCGACAGCGTGCCCGCGTCGATAAGCTGGCGCATCAGCGAGGTAGCGGACTTAGCCAGACCACCAATGAGATGGATGAGGCCAGTGCCGTAAAAGCCCAGTCCGGGTAGGTACTTGTAATGGACAAAGTGCAGACGCTTGGCCTTCTCTTCATCTCCTTCATACCAGTTCCTCCGGATGGCAAGGACCTCCATCGAACTCTTGTCGATGGTGATGATGTATGGCCGCGCGATGCCGTCAGGGTCGTCAAACTCTTCAGGCATGTTCATGTCTACGTGAAACTCAAGAATGGTATGACGGTCATCGTCATCCCACGCGGCCTGCTGTCCCTCAAGTTCGTTATACTTCTCTTCAATCTCCGTCTGGTCAGCCATCGGCTCGGGAAGCTCAACGTCCCGGTAGAAGCCATTGACCTGTAGCTTGAGAATCTCGTTGTACGGCTTCTTCATGACATGCGTGTAGCGCGGGCACGACGGCAGGTCAGACGCGCCGTAGGACACGATGAAGTCCTCGGCAGGCACGAAGCAGGACACCGGGCGCTTGCGGAGCGGGTCGTAATACGTCTTCTTGAACGCAGACCCGGCCAGCGGGAGGTGGAACAGCAGCTGCTCCATCTCGTCCCGGTACTCCGTCATCTTCTCTGTAAGCTGGTAGTTAAGCTCGTTCTCGACGCGGAAGCCCTGAGCGATCTTCTCGGACGTCCGCTTGCCCACGGTCTTGGTGCGTGCGGGGCCAGACGCAGGGAAAATCTCCCCCATGGCCTGCGCTTGGAAGCGTACGACGGCCTCAGTAAGCAGCGGGTGGTAGACCCCGGTTGCACCCGGCCATGGCTCCGTGCGCTCCTCGGTCTTCATCCCCAGAAGGTCCAGACCCTCTATGTAGGACCTGATCCACTCCTTGCGTGACGCGCGGTCGTTCTCAAACTCTTGTATGAGTTCGGACGCCATGCCTTGCAGATCGGCCTCGTCTATGTATTCCGCGAGGTTGGCGTCGTGAGGGATATCTTCACTTCCCTCGTAGCCCTCACCATCAAAGTCGATGACAATACCGCCGTCTTCACCCTCAATGGCCACGGACTCGGGATTGACGATTTCGACTTCGACATCCTCGGATTCAATATCAACAATGTCGTCATCGTCGGGTGTCTGTAGGGGCTTTTCTACGGCCATGGGTGCCTGCCAAGTATAGGGTGTGCTGGTCTACACTATACGCATTTTACTACGTAGCGTCCAATACGTGATGTTTGACCATCTCCAGCAGGTAGATGACCTTGTGAACCGACATGTCGGACGAATACTGGTAGATGTTGCCATCCTTCACGCCAATCACCATCACCTGCTCGAAATCTGCGTTCGCGGCCTTGTCGATGGTCTCATCGACGGACGGATCGAACCCCGGATCGGTCTCGACCTCGGAAAGATGCAGGATTTTGGCGGATTTGTCGGTTTCGGCGTTCATATTCGTCTCCTCAGTAATAAGCCACAGGAGTCATGTCTATGGGGTCGTCCTCGAAATCGTCTGTCGGAAGTCTCAGGAAGCCCCCCTGACGGAACCGTAGCAGTGCCATCACCGTGCTGTCCACAAGGTCGTCATGTGACATGAACGGAAATCCGGCAACTTCTTCAACAAGCTCCTCGGCCCACCGCTTGGGCGGTACCCAGCAGAAGCCCGACGACACGATGTCGGCTACCGAGTTGAGCCTCGCCATCTTGTCGCCTGTACCTCTATGTGGTGTGTATTCCTGTACAGGGATACCAGACCTGCGCATCTCCTGATAAATCGCCGTGCCTGCGGACTTTTTCTCCACGATGAACGCATCCGGCTCCCAGTTGCTGTACTCGTCTATACAGAGACGCTTCAGTTCCGGGAACTCCAGACGCTGCTTGATGGAGTTGAGCAGTACGAGGTTATAGGAGTCTGTCTCCTCGTTCAGAAACACGCCCCACGTAGTCAGCGCCGTGAAGTCGGCCCTGTTGTGTGTCTCGGCAGCGGCGTCCAGAGACATGATTATATACTCGCACGGGGGCGGGTCATCATATGGCCAGAGCAACCACCACTCACGCTTGATGATGGAGCCTTCCTCGGCGGTCGGGTTCTGCTGGTACTGCGCGTTCCACTGGAACACCGGCATCGACGCCTTGGTGCGCTCCAGTGCTGTCAGGTCAAAGAACTCGGGCCACAGGGCTTTCTGGTAGGGCTTACCCTTGTCGTCCTTCAGGTCAAGGATTGCCGGGAACTCGACCACTTCAAACTGGTCGGAGCCGGGGTTCTGCGCCATGTCCTTGACCACGCGCCCCGTCAGGTCGTCCATGTGCCAGCGAGTATTATGCGAAACTATTGAATTTGCTATAAAATTCTCAGTACCTTCGACTTGGACGTCAAAGACCTCCTCCACACCAGAGAACTCAATTGACGTTATCGTGGTCAGGGTGAAGTCTGAAATACTCTGCGATAGCAAGGGCTGTGGAGCGGGTCTTAGCGTACCCGACTGCGAGGTTACAGTCGTTACAGAGGAGCGCTCGTACTTTACCGGTGTCGTGGCAGTGGTCAACGCACAGCTTGTTCCTCCAATGGGTCCGGGTGTTACCGCTAGTGGGGGGTTGGCGACAGATAGCACAACATCCGCCCTGCTCAACAAGCATCTGATCGTACTCCGCCAGTGTGATACCATAGCGATACTTGAGGTGAGCGTCGCGAGCCTGCTCCGGCGTACGCCGCATATGTCCTTCGGCCCAACGTTTCTTGTTGTAATGTGTTTTACAAAGCCCTGCGGTGTACGCGGGTTTGTCGCAGCTACCGTGCGAACATGTCTTGCCTTTGTGTTTACCCCAATGCCCCAACTCACGATACGGCGCGTCTGGGTTTTTGCGGTGGTACGAGTCTCTTGATTGACAGGCGCGGCACTTGCTAGGTTTTGTTTTTGCCCGTCCGGGATTGCTGCATCCCTCAGTGATACAAGTGTATCCCCCACTTTCAGGTCTTTTAGGCGTACCCATTCCTGCACTCCGCATTCACGCTGCACTAGAAACGGATGTCTAGCGTTTGCCCGGACAGTATTAAGTGAGGTTGTTTTGATTGTAAATACGCTATCTAAGCCATTTGACGTATGATTCAGGATTTTTCTACTAACAAGAGCGCCACTATCATACGAAGCGACCATATCGCCGGGCTTCAGGTCACGTAGCGGTGTCTCGCTGCCGTCTGGACGCATAACCGGCGTATCCCCAGTCATACACTGGATGATAGCCACGCGTCCTCCGGGCATCAGGCGCGTCCGTGCACCGTATGCGTACCACTCGTATGCCCTGTCGAAGACCTCGAAGTTGCCGTTCAGCACGTCCTGTTCCGAGTGCGGGTCGTCAATAAGCAGCAGGTCGGCACCACGACCGGCCAGCGCTGACCCGATACCACAGGCGAAATACTCACCCCCGAAGTTGGTGTTCCACCGTCCGGCTGACTTGCTGTCATGCGCAAGGCTGACGTTCCCGAACACTTCCTTGTAGGCGTCCATGTTGATGAGGTTCCGGACCTTCCGGCCAAAGTCCACAGCGAGGTCCGTGGTGTGCGACACCATCATGACCTTCTTACCGGGGTTGCGGCCTAGGAACCACGCCGGGAAATATATGGACACCATCTGCGACTTGCCGTGACGCGGCGGGATATTCACACAGATGCGGTCCTTGTCCCCCCGCTCAATGGCCATCAGCATCTCGGCCAGCTTGCGGTGGTGCGCCCCGACCTTGTAGTCGGGGTCAATGTGCTGAATGAACTCTATGAGGTCCATCTGCCGCAAGCGACGAACCTTGCGGGCCTCAAGCTCATCTACGAGCTTGTGTATCTCCACAACCTCGTCGTCGGACATCTTGTCCACGTTGAGGAGTAGGTGTTGTATCTGCTCGGGGGTGAACCCCAAGTCCTTGTATACAGCCGCCTCGAAGTCCTCGTTCGGATCGAAGTGGCCACCGGCACCGTCGTGCATGGGGTCAGATGACACCCAACATGGACAGCGCCAGACCGATCACGATGAGCGTAAGAATCACCTCGCGCGGCGAAATCGACTCACCGTAGAGCCGCTTGAGCCACGGCATCTTCTCAGGGGTCGGATATTCCTTGGACATGCTTCCTCCTCGGCCTACTGGCCTCTGTTCTCCTGCAACAGACGCAGGATAAGCTTGATGTCGCCTTTCAGCTCCTGCACTTCAAGCCTGTTCTGGCCCTGCTGCTCTATCAGGAGCCTTTGCAGCTGCTCGACGTCGTCCTCGTTCTCCTCGACGTCCTTCTGGACGTCCTCAAGCTGCTCGGCCTGCGCGTTGATCTGGAACTGTGCCACGTAGCCAGCGCCAATGAGGGTGCTGACCACCAGCGCCGCCGGTAGCCACTTCAGCAGCCGCTCTACGCTCTGCGTCATGACGTGCCCTCCTCGCCATCAGGCGGGTCCACTTGCTCCGGATCGACCAGTTCCGCATCCGGTACAGGATTGTCGTCATCATACCCGAACTCCTTGCCAACATCCACTTTCTTCAGTGATGCAGCCTCGTCGCCCAGAGTATCCTCCTCTACCGGCGTTACATCAATCATTTTTTGCAACTTCTGTTTAAGCTGCTGCCGCAGGTCGTCCGACGTCTGGTGGGTGATGGTCACTTCGCTCTTCTCCGCGAACAGCCCCACGTCGCTGATCTTGCCCAGAAGCTCCAGCGCCCTGATCCTGATGCGGGCATCGGAGTGGTCCGACTCCTCTATGAGCCTGTTGGTGACGTAATAGCGCAGCTGGGTGCTGCTATCCACGACGCGGTGTCCAAACTCACGCAGGAGCTTGTCCGTCAGCATGAGAGATGCAGGAGTAAGCTTACCCACGCGCTCCACGGATGCCGCACGGGATGTCTTCTCAGGGTCCTCGGCGTAAGACATGGTGAGCCTGTGTGCTGTCTCCTTGTCCTCTGCCATCAGGTTTACCTCCAAGCCGTGTTCCGAGAGCATATTAACAGTGTTGGCCGCAGCGTGCACCTTTTCGGTCAGATCACGCAAGGGCTGCTTCCCCTCGG